ACTTGAAGCATCTCGTGCTTCATTTAATCCTGTGACTGTTCTAATCATATCCATATAATGATTATAGTTACCTATAAGCATTTGAAGTTTTCCAGCACCACTACTTGAAGTTAATTGTTGAATAGGTTGTCTTGCATTATTAAACTCTCCATCTTGAGTATAAGACCTACCTACTACAGAACCTGTTTGGAAGTAAAGTCTTAAAGCATCTTCTGGGTTGTATGCGTTTCCTGTTCCTAAGTCAACTTCATTTAAACCATCAGCATCAATAAAAACTCCATCAGGAACAACACGTGAAACTACTTGTTGTATTTTTAAATGTGTAATTTGTATCAAGTCTGCAAAAGGAATCATTCTTCTAACTAAAGACTCGTAAACTCCTTTATACATTCTTGGCGCACAAGCCACATAATTTGGTAAAGCATGTTGAGATGCAGATTTAGGTCTTACCATATTTTCTGCCAGTTCCCATTTTAGCATAATGTTAGTACCCATAACCATAATACCATCATACCAAACTTCTATATTTTTTTCTATTCTTTCAAATTTACCCTCCTCTTGCATTTCTGTTGGAGGATTAAATTCATCGTTTTTACTTACTACTTTGAAACTACCGTCCGCCATTTCTTTCTTTTTATAAACAAAAGAATGAGTCGTTTTATAATTGAAATATAATAAAGTAACAGTGTCACGCATAAACATACTATTCTCATAGTACTGTGCGTTATTATAATAGTTGTACCAAGATTGACTATACTTGGATATAGTTTCCATTTCTTCATTTGTAATATCAGGATTTATTTTAACCAACTCTGTCATTGGTATAGTTTTAATTTCTCCCCAATAAAAACAATCTTTAAAATAAGGATCTTCTGTATAGCTATAAACAACATTAGCTGGATCAACATAATCTAATTGAACACCTTGTCCTGGCAAAAATTGATGTTTTGCCATACTAACTCCAAGAGTCATCAAATCGTAATCACATCTTTTTCTAATTTCTTGATATTGGTTTTTATTTAAAATCGTATCAATTGCTTCTTCTGCAGCAATTTCTATTGCTGGTTTGTACTTCATTTGCATAAACAACTGAAGTTCTTCGTCATCATTAGGAAGTTCAGATTCTTCTGTTTGAAAAACATTAACTCCAAAGTCTTGTTCGATTTGTTGAAATAAAGGTCGAGCTATCATCTCACCTTCTATTTGTTTTTGAAACTCATTTCTTTTTTCAGCCGACATTGCGTCTTCCGCAAATGCTTTTACTTTAAAAAGTCGGTCATTCAATCCATTAACTACTATGTCTACAAATTTAGGAATAACAGGAACTGGTGTCCAATCTAAATTTAAGTAACTTAAATCTCCGTCTACTGCAATTTCGTTTTTATACTTAGATACAGATTGTTCTCCACGAGCATAAAGCCTAAGTCTGTTAAACTCTCCCCATTGATTAAAAAATCTACATGTACTATTATCTTTTCTAAACCACTCGTACTGTATCGCCTGCCCTACTTGTAGGCCGTACTCCATGGTATCTTTTTGTGCGTCAGTAACAAACTGATCAGGAAAAGCGGCTTGATTAATTTGTATATTTACCTCTTTCATCTATTATTTATTCTACTGCGAGAATCAGTGTTGTTATATGTTGCAAATTTAATGCTTATTTTCGTCTTTTCTCTTGACGGTGTATATAAGTGTTTTTGGTTGGCCATTATAGCTAATCCAGAGCTTATAGAAGCATCAAACTTAGTTCTATTATTTATGTCAAATTTTGCCCAATCTTCTAATGTTCTTTGAAAATAAGTATCACCCATATCTCCTTCCGTTCTATAAATACCACCCATATCTAATCCTACATATTTTTCTATATACGACTCAATAGCAGACGCATGTGATTGTTTTACATCTTCAGAAGTGTTTGGTATACCCCCTAATTCTTTTTCAGTCTTAGAAAGCTTATTAATTGTTTTGTCAGGCCTATTTAAACTAAACCCTCTATAACCTCTATTCTTAAAATGATAAAGTAATCGAGGCTTATTGTTTTCACACAATATTGGCATCCCATAAAACACACAAGCCATTAATACTTCTTCAAAAAATATTTCAGCTGTTTGAGGTCTGGCTATGTATTCTAAAAAGAAATGATTACTTGGCATCTCTTCCATAGAAAATTTTGTTAAACCATGTAAAGAACCATTAGATCCTTTTCCAACTACAACACCTGATATGTCATAAGAATCACAACCAAACGAACCTAAATGTTCATTTCCTGGAAAAAATCTGCCATTCTTTTTAATAACATTATTTTGTAACGCTACTTTTGGCATGTAAGTTACAAAAAATCTACCTCTTTTATTTGGAGTCCAAATAACCTTAGTATCTTTAATACCATCTTTCCAACTAAACGAACCTTGTGTTATAAAATGTTCTTTAACTAAAGAGTCATTATAATCTATTTGTTGATATATTTTTGTTAAATTAAATAAAGATTGTTTACTTTCATCTCTAAATGCATGTGATTCAGTTCGAGGGAATTGTCTGTAAAATTCATTTAAAGCATCTGGATCTGTACTTAAAGAATTAACTTCATTTTTCCAATAATCAATTGCTCCTTGATAAATTATTTCATCATCAATACCCTTTACTGGTTTTTCTGGAGTGTCTAAAACAGGCATACCATACTGATCTATAAAACCTTCCATATTCCATTCCATAGGAACGAAAAGGGAATATAATCCACTTTTAGTTTGACCATTTTTATTTCGCTTTGAAACATCAGAGTCATTAAAAAGTTGTTTAAAATTCCTACCTCCTTTATCTAAAGCGTTAGATGTAGATCCCATCATACATTTTCCAACAATTTTACTACCTAATCTTAAACATGTTTTTGTAACACGCCAGTTATTTAAAATATTATCAGGTCTTTCCCATTTTCCAGATTCGTCATGTACAAGTAACTTTAATTTTTCACCATCGTAACTATTATCTCCTGTGTTTTTCCAATCAATAGTTGTGTCTAATCCTTCAAGTTGTTCTTCTTCATCTATTACAAACATATTTTTTTTTGTAATTTTTGCAGCAGGAACTCTATATGCTAATTCTGTTTTTGGCTTATCCATACCATCTTGTATGGGTTTAAAGAAAAAAGGATAGTTATTTGAAATAGGAACAACTTTATCAGTAAACATTTTTTTAGCATCTGAACCAGTTTTAGATAATATACCTATACGTGCATCTTTAGCAAGAGTTGCTAAGTTTACACATTCTTCAGAACCCATATATGAAAAACCTGAACGTCTAATTTTTAAATAACAAATACCAAAACTTCTTTTGTCAGCTTTACAAGCTTCCCAGTATAAGTAAAATATTCTATTAGCTTCACGAAAATCTGGTAAACCTACATCAATTTTTGTCCACTGTAAGTACATATAGTGAGACCCTGTTACATATGTAGGAACTCCATTGTTATAAAACCAATGACCAAACTCTCTTCTATTAAACTCTTTTTCTATATAATCAACCCATTGTTCTTTAAAACTATTAGGCATTGAATGCCATTGGAATATAGTAGATATTCTTTTAAGTGTTTTTGAATACTCTGAAACCTCCCAGTACTGATTTGATTTTTCAGGTGATCTTTTGTATATTTCTTTTGGAGTATTTGGAAGAGCAACTTTTAAATTATTTATATTATAGATATCTCCTATTGTGCCGTCACGTGATATAATAACCATGTCGTACTTTTCATTATAACCATATTGCCAAGATCTTTTACGATTCTTTAACACCCTGGTTTGTTTAGGGACAACACTGTTTACTTTTATATATAAACTATTTTGATTTTGATTCTGCAAATCCTTTAGGTAAATTATTAGTTTTTCTTTCTATTCCGTTAATTTTATCTTCTTCTTCTTCAATACGTTTAAGAATATCAAACGCATCAAATATTGCAAGCTTCTTAGTTGCAGCTGCATTTTTTAATCTATCAGCAGCAAGTTCATCTTCAGGGTCACCAGTAATAATTTTTTCATTAGCAACTTTAATTAGGTGCTTCACAGCCTTTTCACCTGCTTGAATTATTTGTATTTTTAAACTTACTATATCCATTACTTAAATTTATAAAACATTACAAATACTTTACGTCCTTCTTCCCAAGATTTATTAGGATATTTACTATGAAAATAATTAGATGGATAAGAAACTAATCTATTTTCTTCATAACCAACTACCGTACTTAATCTCCATTTATTCAAATCTTCTGAATCTAATTTAAGTATTTTATCATACTCATCATCAGACATATTTTTTGGCATTTCTTTTCCATAAATATTGTGTTCCCAAAAAGCCGTTCCATTTAATTCTTCTAACTCTCTTGGTGATAAATATAATACTATAGCCCTATCAGGTTTCTGACCTTTAATATTCAAGTCTGAATGAATACCCCAAGTTATATCTAATTTATCCGTAGATACTCTAAAAAAACTTAGTATGTTTTCTAATTCTCTTTCTTCTTTTTGTTGTAAAATATCTAAGATAAAATAATCAAAATCTTCATTAGATTCTAAAACATAAAAATCCTTACCACCAGATATTTTCTTTTGGAAAGGATTATCTAAATATTCTTTAATTATTTTTAAAAAATCTTTATCGATAACATCATCTAATATATAAATCATAGTTTTATGGTTATATTATCAGTGTACATTCTGTATAATAAATCTCCTTCTATAACAAATTCATATTCACTAAAAGGCTCATAACAAATTTGATCTCCTTTTTTTAAACCAAGTTCTTCTAATTGTTTATTTAGATAAACTAATTCTCCATGTAGAGGTTCATTTTTAACACCACTACCTATAATATAAGAATCTTTTTTTGCAATAGGTTTTACAAAACAATATTTATCGAAAGCATTCCATTTATTATTTTTTTTATAAAGAAAAAACTGATCAAAATCTACAATAAATAAATCGTCTTTAATCCAGCTTCTACCGCTTTTTTGCCTACCATACATATCATTATAATATTTAAAAACATTATGATGAACTAATATAGTATCTCCAATAGAAACCTCACCTTTATAATTTATAGGGACATTAACTACTTCTGCAAACCTATTTGAAACTGTATGATCTTCTTCAGAAACACTAATGATTAATTCTTTATCACCATAGTTTCTAATATTATCATATCTTCTGCCATTTACTGGCTTTACTATAAATGAATATGGGGATTGCATTAAAAGTTTATATTATATTCCAAAGATATAGGCATAGTCATTTTAAATTCTTTCCAAAGTAATACCTCATCTCCGTTCATAATCCATATTTTATATGAATCCATAACTTTATCGTGTTGTATTAAATGAATAACATATGATCCACCTAAAACCTCTTGGCCAACAATATAATGCATTGCGCCAGATTTATAATCTGATCCTATGGAGATTTTTCTTATGTCCAATTTATTAAATTAAAATGTAGACCCTGTAGTCAAAACTCTATAATAAACATTAATAAACATTTTTCCATCTCCTTGCGAAGGATTGGCTGATGTTTTTAAGTTTAAAGCTTGTCCAGGGGATAGGGTTACAGAGTTACCGCTTCCTACCATAACTTTAGCAACATTATTAGCAGCACTATTTACAGATGCTTTAGGCAAAGTTCCCATTAACACAGAATTATAATCAAATGTTAAGTCATTTCCAAAATTATAAACTGTTGTTCCTGGAACAAAATTAATAGAAATAGATAATATATCTATAACCTTGTCTGATCCAGGAGATGCAATTAAAACTTTAGATGTAGAAGCTAAGGTTTGTAACTGTGCTGATGTAACCTCTACATGAGCCACCAACGTATCTATCCCAAAAAATGATTGTAGTTGACTAACAGTACAAGACTTAGTCATTAACTGGTTTTCTTTGTCAGTTAAAATTAAATAATCATCTAAATCTAAATTTAGTATTTGTGGATATGCCGTTGTGTTACTTATTCTTGCCATTTATTCTTTTTTTTCTTCAGGCTGAGTAACCTCTCCTGTTTGTAAATTTATAGTAGCGTTTTCGCCATATTTTTCAGCAAGTACTTTTTCTTGCTTTTTAAAATCTTTTTGAACTTCACTTAATTCTGCAACTAATTGTTGTTGTTGAATTACAGCATCTGCAATCGCAACTTTAGTTTGCATAAATTTTTGATTTAATTCTTGAATGACTACTAATTCATCTGCATTCAATTTTACGGACTCTTCTTTTTTACTCATAATATTAAATTTAATTTGTTATTTATTTTATACAAATATACTAATTTTATTTTTGCCTAAATAGAATCTTGCCACGTAAAATACAACTCTTCATTTACTGGACTTTTTTCAACTTGTATGGCTGCAGAAATAGTTGCTTTCATTTCATCTACATCTACAGATCCTTCTAACCAACCTATCACTACGTTTTCAAAAGCTTCCGTATTTTCATATGGCACAAAAGGATCACCAAATTTATAAGTAAAATCTTGTTCTCCATTTTCAGCACTCATATAAACGTCTTCTTGTCCTACATAAGTCCACTGCACTTTGTGTATTACATTGCTTTCGCCTTCTGATTCAACATAAGCTTCCATTTTTGAAATTACCCATTTATAATTAATTGCCATAATTTTATTTTTCTAATTGTTCTATTCTTGCTTTTAAATCTTCTATCATCACTTGTTGCTCCTTTACCGCATTTATTAGTACAGCAGTTAATTCTGAGTAAGCTACAGATTTAAGTCCGTCATCTTCATTTTCTAATATAAGTTCTGGTAAAACAGCTTCAACTTCTTGTGCTATAACACCAACTTTAGTCACTTCGGTGTTGAAATCAGTTCTGTTGTAATAAACACCTCTCATAGCTTGAACCTTACTAATACAGTCGTCAACTTCAACTATATTTTCTTTTATTCTTATATCAGAATTTTGAGTTAACGTACCATTGATAGTCATGTTGGCAGTTGAAGGGAAAAATCTATATCTAATTGACCCTCCATCTCTCCAGTATACATTACCACAATTCATGTCAAAGTAAGTATCGGCATTATTTGTGTGAAATCTAAAGTGATTTGCTGATGCGTTATTTCCTAAATAGAAATCACCTACGCCAGTAGTTGTTCTTACTAATGAAGTTCCGTTTACATGAAATTTTGCTAATGGTGTTACACCAATACCACAATCTTGATTTATTACAGTAGCAAAATTATTAACTGATATTCTATAAGCTCCACCAGTTGCAAATTGTATTGTATCCGAAGCTGGGTTAAACATACCAGTGTTTGTATCACTTGTAAAAGCAATACTTGGTTGAAAAGCATTTCCACTTGTATATCTACCACGTCCTGCTACAATATTCCCTACCGCTTCAAGGTTACCTTGAGATCTAATGTTTGTGGATACGTTTAATTCAGATCCATTAGCATCAAGTCTTACATCAAAATCAGATGTACCTGTGTTGCTTGTGTGAAAATCTATATATCTACCTATTTCAGTTACTGCACCAACAATCGCTACTCCACCATTATGCCAAGCTCCACTTACTGGTTTTAATACACTGATAGTACCTGTGCTTGTAATTGTTCCACCTAATACAGGTGATGATGTAGCAATTGACGTAACTCCAGAAGAAGTTTTAAAGCCAGCATCATTATTAAAATTACTTAAGCCTACATCTGTAATCTGAACTTTTTTAGTTTCACCTGAAGAGCTATCGTCTCCAATAAGAATATAGTCGTCAGCTTCCGCAGATTGTGGACTTGCTGTAGGAGCATCATTAATTAATCCTGACGTACCATAGTCTACTGCTAAAGTACCAGTTGAAGTTCCGAAATCTACGCCTCCTGTCAATCCACTTCCTGTAAATACTCCTTGTACTGTACCTGCATTAGTAGTATAACCAGCTCCATTAGTTAATTGGTTGTTATTTGTGATAGTACAGTTTAGCGTTACTGAACCTGAGCTTCCCCCACCTGACATACCTGTTCCTGCACTAACATTTGTAATATCTCCAGAATTATTTGTAAATGGTAAATTACTTATAGTTGATTTAGCAACATTATTTGTAGATGCACTACTAACAAGTATTTGATCTGAAGTACTTAGCGTACCTGTAGCTGTGTTAGGTGCATCTAATATAATATTATCACTTCCTGCGTAATCAACACTTACTGTAGCACTACCTGAAGATGCACCACCACTTAATCCATCTCCTGCAACTACTGCTGTAATATCTCCATTACCAGCTCCCGTTGCTCCCGTTGATACAGCTGTTACTCTTCCATAAGCATCAACTGTAATGTTATCTATTTTAACAGAGTTGGATGTTGAGCCATAAGTCCCTGAACCAATCCCTCCAGTAGCCATATTTAATGTTACACTACCTGATGTTCCTCCTCCTGTTAAATTAGTTCCTGCATTTACAGCAGTAATGTCTCCAGTATTAGATGTGAATCCAGCATCGTTACTAAATATACTAAGCCCTATTTCATTAGCTGCTTTTCTACGTTCTGCACTATTATCTAATACTATGAACTCATCAGTACCAACCATCGTAGCTGTCATATCAGTAAGTTCTGATAAATCTAAAGTAATAGTAAAGTTAACGTTGGCAGATGAATTAGCGGAAAATGTTTGTGTACCACCGTCAAGACCTGTACCTGTGGACATTGTAAGCAAACCACTCCCAACAGAACTTGAAGTTATATATCCTGCACCATTTGTAAGTTGGTTATTGTTTGTAATATAATTTGCATTAGTTGCACCTGTATAACCAAGTGTGGCTAATGTAGTTGTCGCAGATGTTAGACTTGTAACATGACCATATGTATCTAATGTTACATCTTGTATATATGTATTGCCTGAGTTATTTACAGAACCTTGACTTGATGTATCTGCATGTGATAAAGTTCCAGTTGAAGTTATTGTTCCACCTGTTAATCCACCACCAGTTGCTACAGAAGTTACACCTGAAACTACTGAACTTGAAGCTGCTCCTATAAAAGTTCTAATAGCAGAAGCATCACTACAAAAACGTATGTAGTTGTCTGTTGTACTGGTTCTAAATGCTATTGCTCCACCTATAGTACTTTGATTTTGATAATTAGATCTAAATAATCTTGCGTTAATATCAGCAGCTGAATCTCTATAAGCAATAGTACTTGCTGTTGCAGCAGTTGTTGCGTTTGAAGTTACTGTAAATGTAGTGTTACCACTTTGATTTGCAGTAGCATCCATAGAACCGCTTAATCCATTACCACTTGTTCTACCGTCTATTTGACCATTACCAACTGTTGGTAAAGATGATGATGTTATGTATCCAGCTCCATTTGTTATAGCATTATTATTTAATGATATATTAGCTGATCCATTAAATGAAACACCAGCTATAGTTCTTGCTGTTTGCAATACAGTTGCAGATCCTGCGTTACCAGATACTGTTGTTTGAACAATATTAGGTTTTGTATTAGTTATAGTTAATGTTCCTCCACTTGAAGTAGAAGTGAGTTCAGACTGTATACCATTACCCTGTGCAAAAGTTACTGTTTCGCCATTTGTAACAGTACTTGTTTCTGTTCCATTCCCTTCTTTTAACGTCCAAGAAGACATATTACCTACTTGTGAATTATCTACCTTTGTCCATGTTGTATTAGCAAACACAGCCCAATCACCTATTGCCCAGTCTGTTATTCCATTTAAGTTAGTAGAACCTGCAACAGACACTATGTAATAGTCCCCTGATGTGCCGACACTACTTGTTAATGTCGGTGTGTTTGTACTTGCGTTCCATGTACCCTCAAATTGAACCACTCCAGTAAGAGCAGTATTAATAGCTGTTTGTATTTGCGCTCCTGTTGCTAAACTTGAAGAACTACCACTTACTGCGGCAGTTATTGGTGTTACTGTTGTTGTTGTACCACTGCTTACTGTAAGTGTAGATAAATTACCTGAGTTTACTTGATTAACTTGACCAGTAGCTCCAGTTGACACAGCAGTTACTCTACCGTATGCATCAACTGTAATATTATCTATCTTAGTACTGTTAGATGTAGAACCATATGTTCCTGAACCAATTCCACCAGTTGCCATGTTTAATGTTACACTGCCCGATGTTCCACCGCCAGTTAAATTAGTACCAGCGTTTACCGCTGTAATATCTCCAACGTTAGATGTAAATCCAGCATCATTACTGAATATACTTAAACCTATTTCATTAGCTGCTTTTCTTCTTTCAGCACCGTTATCTAATACTATAAATTCATCTGTGCCTATCATAGTCTGCGTCATATCAGCTAACTCAGATAAGTCTAAAGTTATTGAAAATGATCCAGAAGTAGTAATAGTTCCACCACCATCTAAACCTGTACCTGTTGAAAGAGCTACACTTGTTACAGTACCCGTATTAGTTGTATAACCAGAATCATTAGTCCATTGAGATATGTTGTTACTTGCTAAACCTAATGTTACTGAACCAGATGTTCCACCACCTGTTAATTTATTTCCTGCTACTACTGCTGTTATATCACCTTGAGGTACACCAGCTATAGCATTATCTACATATGTTTTATTCGCTGCGTCAGTTCCAGATGAAACTGTATCAACACCTTGTATTCTTCCTGTGCCTCCAAGAGTAATATCACCACCTGATACTGTTATATCATTAGCAAAAGTAGAATTACCACTTGTATCATTTATTGTTGTTGTTTTTCTTCCTGCCCATCCACTACTCCAATTATCAGGTGAAGAGTTAATTTCCAGTCCTGATTCAGCATTTATATAAAGAAATTCATTTGTTTGTCCTGTTGCTACAGAATATGATTCACCTGCATTTAATACAAGTTGTTGTCCACCACCTCTAAGATAACCATTAAATTGTGTGTTACTTGTAAATATTTTGACACCACCTATTGATTGTGCGCCTGAAGTTCTTACTACTGTACTGTCTACTAATAATCCTGTAGATGATTGTGATAATCCATCACCAGCTCCTACAGTTAAAGTACCTGTTGAGGTAATAGTTCCTCCAGATATTCCATTTCCAGTTGCTACAGAAGTTACTCCTTGAGCGTCACCATTAGCTGATATAGACGTAACGTGTCCTGTAGCATTTACTGTTACAGTAGCTCTTGCATATGAACCTGCAGTCACACCTGAATTAGCATGTGCAATTGTAACCGATCCACTTGATCCACCCCCAGTTATTGGCGAGGTTGTACTTACATTTGTTATATCCCCAATATTAGATGTATATCCAGCATCATTGTTAAATAAGCTTACATTTACATCTGTAAATTGAATTTTTCCAGTATCACCGCCTCCTGAAGAATCAGCACCGAATATTATGAAATCATCTGCATCAGGACTGCTTGCGTTTCCAGCAGCCATAACAAGTGAGTCAGAACCTGCATAATCTACGCTTATTGTAGGTGTTCCACTTGTACCTCCACCAGTCAATCCAGCTCCTGCAGTAATACCGTTTATATCGCCAGTACTTCCTGTACTTACGGCAGTTACTCTACCATATGCATCAACTGTAATGTTGTCTATTTTTATATTGTCAGATGTTGAGCCATA